GCGCGTTCTCCCCGGCACCACCGCGCATATCGTGGGATTGACCTGAATGTTGACGGTCATCACCCCCGCCGCGCACCAACGGTTGACGACCTTGGAGACGCTCAAGCGCGACCTGGGCATCACCACGACCGCGGACGACGCCTTTCTCGCCGACCTAATCGAACGAGCGAGCGCGTTCGCCTCGACCTATTGCGGGCGGACCTTCGGCGCGGAGACGATGCGTCAAACGTGTCGCCTCGATCGCCAAACCGGCGACCTTCATCTCGACCGCTTTCCCGTGGTGACGATCAACAGCGTGTTGGTGGACGGCGCGGCGCTCGACCCTAGCGATTACGAGGTGACGAAGGGTTCGGGCTTGCTCCACCGCGTCGACACCCGCGGGCGCTTCGTGTGCTGGACGCCCGGCGTGGTGACGGTCGAGTACCGAGCCGGCCACATCCTCCCCGGCGACGAGGGGCGGACACTCCCCGCCGACGTGGAATCCGCCGTCCTGCTGCTGGTTCGCGCGTGGTGGAACGCCCGCACGCGCGACCCGCTCGTCAAGTCGATCGACACGCCGGACATTCTCTCGGAGAGCTACTGGGTCGGCTCCACCCCGCCCGAGGTGACGACCGTCCTCGACCGCTACCGCGTGGTGGGGACGCCGTGAGCATCGCCTCGACCTTCCTCCGCGACACCCTTCACCGCGCCGGGCGCCCCGTGTCGCTCAAGCGCCGCGTGGGGACGACCTCGACCTTTGTGGAGGCGACCGTGTACGGCAAGGACACGGCATTCACCCCGGATCAAATCGTCGGTGGTGTGCAATCGGGCGACCGGCGGATCCGCATCGCCCAAGCCGATCTTGCCGCTGCGAACTGGCCCGGCCCGGTCCCCTCCGGTATCGCGGCGTCACTATGGACGGCGAAGGTGAAGGCCGGCGACATCCTCGACGGCGGCACGCTCCAAGGCGCGCAATCGCTCTACATCGACGCGGAGCTTGTCGGCTTCGTATGCTGGGTCCGGGGAGGCGTGTAGCCATGCCGTCCGCTCCTCCACGCCTGTGCGCCTGCGGCGCGATCATCCCGCACGGCCAATCCTGCCCGCGGTGCTCAAAGGCGGCGGACCGGGAGCGAGGGTCTCGACATGAGCGCGGATACGGTAACGATTGGGCCGCGTTGCGCGACGATCACCTGAACCGACACCCGCGTTGCGAGGTGTGCGGATCAACCATCGGTCTGGACGTCCATCACGTCGTCCCGATCCGCCGCGCTCCACACAGAAGGCTTGATCCTACGAACCTTCAGACGTTCTGCCGCCGTTGTCACAACGAGCACACGCACGGTGGCCGGGGGGTGGGCTGACAACTTTCCGAGGAGGGGGTTGGGACCGGACGGGGGTCTCGTTCGCGAGAGAGGTGAATTGAGCAAATCGAGGTGTGGTGTGCGAGGCAGGAAACCGGAGTTGAAGGCGATCGAGGGCGGGCTTTCCCGACTGCCGCCCGCGCCCGCGTGGCTGCCGACCGAGGCCAAATCCGAATGGCGCCGCGTGGTTCCGACCGTGAAGGATCGACGGACGATCACCCGCGCCGATCTTTCGATGTTGGAGTCCTATTGCCTCGCGGTCGGAACCGTTCGCCGCTCACAGGCGATGATCGCCACCGAGGGCGACATCGTGACCGACGACAAGGGCGCCAAGAAACGCCACCCGGCTTTCCAGACGCTGTTCCAGGCTCTCACCGAATCCCGCCGTCTCGCCGCCGAGCTTGGCTTGACGCCCGCGAGCCGCAACAAGGCCGCGACGACGGAAACGGACGACGAACTCGACGGGCTTGACCTATGACCGGCACGTTTCCAGAATGGCTGTTCGACGGCTCCGAGATCCCCGACCCGCTGGGGTATGGGCAACGCGCCGTGGACTTCCTCCACCTTCTCCGCCACCCGAAATCGACCGGGCCGCGCCGACAGTTTCAGCTTGTCGATTGGCAGGAACGCCTTGTCCGCCGGGTCTATGGGCCGCGTCACCCGGACGGACGGCGGATCGTGCGGAACGTCGTCATGCTGCTTCCGCGCGGCGGGCGCAAGACGAGCCTGGGGGCCGGGCTGGGCTTGCTGCACACCATCGGGCCGGAGCGCGTCCCCGGCGGCTTGGCGCTGTTCGCCGTGTCGGACCGAGAGCAAGCGCGGATCGGGTTTGAAGAGGCGGCCGGTATTTGCCGCGAGGATCCCCGGATCGCGTCGAAACTCCGGTTCATCGATTGTCGTCACCGGATCGACCACCCCAAGAGCGGCTGTTCCCTCCGCGCGATATCCTGCGACGCCGCTCGCCAGCACGGCACGACGCCGACGTTCGCCCTGGTCGACGAACTGCACGCTTGGCCGAAACGCGACCTGTGGGACGTGATCCGGACCGGATTGGTGAAGGTTCCTGGATCACTGTGCGCGGTCATCACGACGGCCGGGCGCGGGCAACAGAACGTCGCATACGACATCGTGGACTACGCCCGCCGAGTCGCGCGCGGCGAGATCGACGATCCGGGAACCTTGCCCGTGCTGTTCGAGGCCGGAGCCGACGACGATTGGAAGGACGAGGCGTTATGGTTCCGGGTCAATCCTGGACTCGCTCACGGCTTCCCCGACCTCGACGGTCTGCGACAGCTTGCCCGCGAGGCGGAGAACCGTCCGGCGGATCGGGAGGCGTTCCGCCAACTGCACTTGAACGTTTGGCTCGACCACTCGACCGATCCGTTCGTTGAGATGGGCGTTTACGACGTCGGCGCGACGCCGCTCGACCTCGACGACCTCGCGACGGTGCCGTGTTGGCTGGGCGTCGACCTATCGTCCAACAGCGACCTCACGGTCGTCGTCGCGTGCTGGCGTGTCGGCGACGGTTACGCCGTCCTCCCCCATTTCTTCTGTCCGGCGGACAATCTGCGAGGTCGACAGGATCGCGACGGCGTGCCGTACGTGCGCTGGGCCGACGCGGGCCTGATCGAGCCGACACCGGGGAACGTCGTGGATTTCCGCGCCGTTGAGGATTGCATCCGGGATTTGTGCGAACGGTTCGACGTGCGGGCGATCGGGCTGGATCCGCACCTCGCGCGCTCGACGATCAACAACCTGTTGGAGGACGGCTATCCGGCCGTGGACGTCCGGCAGGGGTGGATAACCATGGCGCCCGCGATCAAGGAATTGGAACGCGCGATCATCGGTCGACAATTCCAGCACGGCGGACATGAGGTTCTGCGCTGGTGTTTCGACAACATCCAGGTGGAAACCGATCGGGCCGGGAACCGTTTGTTCTCCAAGGGCAAGGCCCGCGAGAAGATCGACGGCGCGGTCGCGTGCGCTATCGCGGTGTCCCTGGCATCGAACGGCGACGACGGCGCGGCCCGCTACACCGAAACGACGAGGCCCGAGGGGCTGTTGTGGATTTGAAGATCCCTGGCCGGCAGGGGGCGGGTATTCCGCGTTGGCCGGACGCGACCATTCGGAGGTGTCGCGGCCAAAACAACACCGAATGCCGGTGGCGGGATTCCTCCACCGCGCGTTCCGCCAAACCAATCGGCGCACCACATCACGGGCCGCCCGCACGGCTCCGTGAGTCCCCGGTGAGTCCTAGAACGAACAAGGGCTTAGCTGTTTCCAGCTAAGCCCTTGAAAAACTGGTGCCGCAGCGGGGATTTGA